TGAGCGCCGCCCCAGTCGCCGTAGGCTTTCTGGATCGCCGCCAGCGCGCCATGCTGGCTGACTCCTTCGACTGTCGTGATCTCCTGTCCTTCACAGCTAGCGGCGAGCAGCGTGCATGACATCATGGCGACGCCTTCTACGAGCACCGTGCACGCTCCGCATGACGAATCATCACAGCCGCGCTTGGAACCCGTCAGGTCCAACTCCTGCCGCACCACGTCGAGCAGATAGTAATCTTTACCGCGCTGGCCCCAGATTGTGCAAACGCTATAGTCATTCAATTCATTGGCCTTGTTGGCTGTATCCCAACTTTGAACGATGCGGATGAAGTCTTTCGGAAGAACTGCCGGATCATAGAATTTCAGCCAATGTAACTTGATCATGGCGCCACCCACCGGCGTGGGGTTCTGCTGATACTGGGCTGCGAAGCTGTAATCGCCCAAACTGCGGCGCATGGCGTCCAGCGTCTCCCGGGATTCGCGTTCCGACTGCAGGATGTCACCCACGCGGCGCGTGAATAGCCGACGGCCGAGTGGGGTGTCGATCACGTGGGTTTCATCCTCTTCCGCAATCGCCGGAAACGACAGCACCTCCCAGTCGCCGTGTTCCAGCACGTGGCCGACCAGGTCGTCCTGGTGCAGGCGCTGCATGACGAGGATGATGCAGCCGGTGTTCTTGTCGTTCAGTCGGCTCAAAAGCGTGTTGTCGAACCACGCATTGACCTTGGTGCGGCGCGGTTCGGAAAACGCCTCGTCGGGCTTCATGGGATCATCGATGATGATCAGATCGGCACCCCGGCCGGTTAATACGCCCTCTACTGACGTCGCCATGCGCACGCCTTGGTCCGTGGTCCAGAAATCGTGGACCGCCTGCCGGTCCGAAAGCCGAGTCGCAAATAGCCGCTGGTACCAGGGCGTTTGCATGAGGGTCCGGCAGTCGCGCGCAAACTTTTCCGTGAGCTCCTGTCCATAGCTGATGCAAATGACCTGGCCGGAGGGCCGGTGTCCGAGGTACCAGGCCGGGAAGGCAATCGAGGCGCTGTGCGACTTCAGGTGCCGCGGCGGCAGGTTGATGATCAGCCGCTTGATCTTGCCCAGCCGGCACGCCTCGAGCTTGGTCGCCAGGACCTCCAGGTACGCGCCGCTAATCAGCCGGGTATCCGGGTTGAGCTCAAAAAACGACCGCTCGATAAAACTCATGAAGTCACTCCCGAGAATGTATTCGTATTCAGCGAACGACAAAGGGCTCATGGCAGGTCCTCCGGTTCAGGGTCGGGAAGCGACAGGGGCAGGGCGGACTCTGGCGCAACGTCGCCAGGATCTTCGGATACGTCGCGCATGGATCGAATACGTTTGACGATGTCGGCCATCACGAATTGATCTTCGCGCCCGGGCACAAAATCCGGCGCGTCCGGATTATCCGACTGGCCGCCCGTTTCGCCGACAGTCTTTAACAACAGGAGCGTGGCCTTGGTGTCGCCGGCTGCCGCTTTGTTGACGACTTGCTTGCCGACGGCCTGGCGCTTGGTAATCGTCTTTCGCGTGCCGTTTTCGGTCACGGGGATTCGGATATCGAGTTCCTGCTCGAAGATGCTTTCGAAGTTCTGGGAGCCCTTCGGCCGGCCCTTGGGGTTGCCGGACTGCCCGGGTTTGAATTGGGTGGCACGTGGCGGCTTCTTGTAGCCGACCTTGTGGCGGGGCTTGATTTTCATCGTGCAACCCGCTTTCTGCGCGCGAGATCATCAAAGCGCTTCTTGCTCGTCGCATGAACGGAAGCTTCACCGGTATAGCGCTGCCAGCGCCGAATGGCCGTATCGACGTAGCGCGGGTCGAGCTCGATGCCGTAGCAGTGCCGGCCGACGCGCTCGGCCGCGAGCAAAGTCGAACCGCTGCCGAGAAAGCCGTCCAGAACCACCGCCCCGCGCGCCGAGCAGTCCATGATCGCGTCGGCGATCAGGGCGACGGGCTTGACGGTGGGGTGCAGCGCAAGCAGTTTTCCTTCTTCCCCCTGCTGGCCGAAACTGTTCGTGCCGGGATAGGTCCACACGTTGCTGCGATGCCGGCCATACTGGCCGAGCTGGATATTGTTGCGGTGGGGCGCGGTCCCGTTCTTATAGACGAAGATCAGCTCATGCTGACTGCGGTAGAGCGAACCCAAGCCGGCGTTGGTTTTGACCCAGACGCAGACGTTTTTGAGCTCTGCGTAGACCTGATTTCCCGCGCTCAGCATCTCGGACAGGTGGCGCCAGTCCATGCACACAAAATGCAGCGACCCCTGCGCGCTATGGCGCGCGTGCAAGTTCAGGCCGGTGGCCAGGAAATGGCCGAATTGCCCGCGGGACATCTCGCCCACGGCCATCGCGAATTCGCGGTGCCGGGTACGGCCGTTACCGGTGGCGTGGCCGTGGATCGGCACGTTGTAAGGCGGGTCGGTAAAAACCAACTGCGCTAGCACCCCCTGCAACAGCGCTTCGTAGGACGCTCCCTCCAGCGCGTTGCCGCACAAGAGGCGGTGTGGCCCCAATAGCCACAGATCACCGGGCGCGCTGACGGGCGGTTCGTCCGACATTTCCGGATGTTGATCGGCGGGATCGGGTCCATCTTCTACCGAGGTGGAAATCCCCTCGATCCGCAGGTCGATCTCGCCCATGGAAAATCCCGTATCCTCTAGGCTGAAATTCAGCTCGAGCGCGGCCAGTTCGTTGAAGATCTCGCCCAGCAGCCGGTCGTCCCAAGTCGAATTGTCGGTCAGGCGATTGTCGGCAATGGCGAAGGCGCGTGCCTGGGCGTCGGTCAGGGACTCGAGCCGGATAACGGGGACTTCGGACAAGCCGGCCATCTTGGCGGCCTGCACGCGGCCGTGGCCGGCCAAGATCTTATCGGCTCGGTCTACCAGAATCGGTACATTGAAGCCGAAGCTTTTGATGCTTCGGGCGATCTGCTTGAGCTGGCGCTCGGAATGTTGCCGGGGGTTGCGCGGATCGAGTTCGAGGGTGCTGAGTGGAAAATACTCGACCGACAGGCGTCGGCGTACGTTGATAGCCATAAGTTCGCTCCATACGTAAATACGTCACTGGCCATAGTGAGGTCCTCGGGGAGCGAAAAACTAAATGCGTATCCCGCCAGCCTGGCTAATGGGATTTTTTGCCACGCAATCTGGCGACGAGATTGGAAAGAGTCTTGAAGGACATTTTTTTCCGACCTTGCTTAAAACGATAGGTATAACCATAAGCTCCAGGGTCTTTTGGGTTCGTATATTTTCTTGGATTGAGTCGATGTTCTTTCAGCTTTAACCGAAGAAGGGGCCAAAGTTCTTTAGCACTGAGATCACGATTCTTCGGCTTAAGAACAAGTAATTCGATCAGCTGGCCCGTCGTCATTCCATCGGGAGTGACTTTCCCGCGTGGCACTTTGGCGATTACTTGCTGTTTGGTGTTAAGCGCGCCACCGGTTCGTTGGAAATGCTTCCTCGCGCGATTAGCGTCCTCAAACGCCTGCTCCATTGTTTTCCGGGAATATGGAGGAACGCCTCTGCGAATTTCCGACTGCATGTCCTCGGATGCTATGTCGAAAAGGTCTTTATCCAATATTCTCTTAGCCAGGAGAGGAGACTGCTTCTTCCAGAATTGCTGATGGCTCTTGTTGATGTCGGCAATCGTGCGCATATCCGCGTCCTCGATCAAAAGAAAAAACAATTGCTCAGCTACGGTGCGTAGGGCGACGTCCATGACGTGAACCGGAATCTATCCGTCGGCCAATGCTTTGAATTTCCCTACCGTGCAGAGTTGGAAAACGCGCATGCTTATGCAAAAGCGAGCCGAAGACAATAGAAAGGTACTATTTATTATATTTCCTACCACAGTCCCCGAAAACGGTGGCTCGCCAGCAGCGTATAACGCACTGTGCTCTGGATTTCGGTGTGCCCGAGATAATCTTGAATCGGACGCAAGTCGCAACCACGGTTGGCGAGATAATAACCAGTGCTGTGACGCAACTGGTGCGCGAACGCGGGCACCGGAAGCCCGGCGTGCCGGCCGGCCTGCATCACAATGCGCCAGAGGGCGCTACGTCCTAAGCGTCCGCCACGCTCCGATAGAAAATCATATTCGTCGACCGCGCCGACAAGCCTGGTGCGGAAGCGCTCGAGCTTGGTCACTTCCTCGCTCGATAGCGGATGCACGCCCGAAAGTGAGCGCCTCGTCGCGGTCAAAGCCAATGCGCTCGGCAAAAATCGCAGCCCAGAGCGTAAGGACCGGAGCGCGGTTGATGCCCAAGATGTCCGATGACGATCCGACCGGTGGCATTAGGTTCCGGGCTCGTTGAGATCAGGCCATATTCTAGAGGGGTCTGAGCCGTTCTTACCTTCTAATCCCCGTAAGAGCCTTTACCCGGAATTACATTTCGAACGCCCCCGCGCGGCTTTTCTACATCTCCCGCTCGTCTCGGAATTAGGTGAATGTGTGAATGAAACACCGTCTGCCCGGCGACAGCTCCGGCATTTATGCCAACATTGAAGCCCAGTATTTTCCGATCATCGCGTTGCAATTTCTCTTTCTGCGACCGCAGCAGAAGATCACAGGCTTTAACTTCGAATTGGCTCATTTCGAAGTAATCGGTTACGTGACGCTTTGGAATCACCAACGTATGCAGGAAGGTCGCTGGATAGAGATCGCGAAACGCCACCGCCATTTCGTTCTCTTCGACGACGCGGTTCCGCCCCAAGTGGCAGAAAGGACAACCATTCTCCTTGTGCGCGTGGGAGTCGCGTATGGCGCGAAAATCCGTAGCATCCCGGTCGCGCTTCATGGAGTTACATGAATAGCAAAGTGCCTGAAGGTTAGCGGGATCATCTGTACCGCCTTTGTTCCGGGGCAAGATGTGATCTACTTCCAAGGCGCGAATGTCTGCCGCAACACCGCAAAGCTCACAATGAAATTTGGCCCTTTTCAGAACTTCATAACGCAGCGTCCCCGAAATATATCCTGCTGACGCCTTGCGATGAAGAAACGCCATCTCACCTCTTTTTTCCAAAAATGTGTCAAGCTTTTGTCGGCAAAGTTCAACAAGCTCATCGACCTGCGCTGCTTTAAAGCTCTCGTACCCAACAAGTCGATAGGTGCGTCCGTCCTTCTCGACGACGCCATGACGGCGCAACACACGCCCCACCATATTGTTCGTGATGTTCTTGTAATACTCAATTTGGCTTTCGTCGAACGGAAGGATGGATTTTGCGATTTTCTCGTCCGTGCACGCGCCATGACCGCGCAGTAGTGTCATCAGCATTACGGGCTGATAAATATGCGACATACGCATTCGTTTCTCGATAAACGTGCGCAATTCGGTAAACGTCATGTAATCTCCTTAACGTTCAAGGCAACCGAGGTCGGTGGAATCAGACTCGGCGTATCGCAGTATCTATGCAATGTCCCAAGCCCAAGGTCCGCTTTCTCGCCACGAGGCATAATTGCAAACGTAATATCATGTTTTTGCGATCCTTTCAAAGGGGTCTGTCCTCTTTAGAGTCTCCAGAATGAACAATCCCCTTTACGATCGCTACGGATGGGAATCTGATCTCGAGATTTTTGCGAAATCAGAGCCGAGGGCAGTTCGTCTCCGTCTTCAGCAGTTCGTGACTGACGCATCTCCTGAGCAGCTTCGGGCATGGGACCAGAGCGTTCCTTGGCTTCAACGGGAGTGCCGCGAGCTTGCGGCGCGCGAACCTTCCGCCCGAGGGTACACGGCAATCTTGGAGTATGAACTTCCGCGGGATTTCCGCAGGCCCGATGTGATTGTTCTGGAGTGCGGCTGCGTGGTAGTCATAGAGATAAAGGGATACCTGCATGCCTCTCAAGCTGCTATTGATCAAGCGCTTGGGTATGCCCGCGACCTAGCCGCTTACCATAAGGCCTGCGCCGATCGTTCGGTGAATCCGGTTCTGGTTACTACTGGTTCTGCTCCCGAACCGACCGTGCGGGACGGTGTTTATGTAGTCGGTCCTTCAGGC